AATAAACGCCCCGATCCCGTTTCACTTTTGAACGCGTGGAAATCTTCGGAATCCTTTTCAATGCCTGAATACGCCGAAGCTCTTAAAACAAGTCAAAACGTAACTTATAACGAGAATATTCCCGAACTAATAGAAACGCTGCATAACGCCTTAATAACGCGAAATATTACGAAAATCTATTATGAGGTCGGAATAGGTTTGCACGAAAAGAAACCTGGGCGCGATATTGCCGAAGAAATGATTAAACGCCTAACCAAACTAACCGAAGAAGGTTCGGAGCTGCAAAAAATTGTGGAAATGCCTGAATTAACAACAAACGAACGTGAAGCATATTACCGCCGCGCCGAACTCGCCAAATCAGGACAAACAAGCGGATTAGAAACGGGTATTGAATCCGTTAATAAATTTACGGGCGGCTGGCAAAACGAATTAATAATTATCGGGGCGCGTCCTTCAATGGGAAAAACCGCCCTTGCTTTATTTTTCGGAATGCAAACAGGCAAGCCCGGAATTTATTTTAATTTGGAAATGTCGCAATCGCAATTAACCCAGCGTTTAATTTTGCAAAACTCAAACGAGCGAATCCGATCTTCGGCACTTCGGGACGGGACGTTAAACCCTGATGAATTAACCTATTTTGAAAAGACAATCGGAATAGTTGAAAACAAACCTTTTAAAATTTATGATAAAGCTGGATGCGGGGTAAATGAAGCAATAAGGATAATAAAACGGCACGCGCGTTTAAATGAGTGTCAGTGGGTAATTATCGACTATTTGCAATTAATGACCTTAGAGGGCTTTAAAGGTGGTAACAGAGAAGCCGAAGTTTCGCAAATATCCCGCACATTAAAAGCCGCACAAAAAGAATTGAACATTCCCTTTATCGTTTTAGCTCAGTTAAACCGAAAATGCGAAGAAACAACCGACAAAAAACCGTCCCTTTCTCATTTACGCGAATCGGGTTCAATCGAACAAGACGCCGATACGGTCGCGTTTATTTGGCGACCTGAATATTACGATCTAAAAAACGAGGACACGGGCGCACCTTATACAAATGAAATATTTTTATTATTTGAAAAGCACAGGCAAGGCGCGACGGGTTCAGTAGGTTTTCGGCACAATTCCACAATGAGCAGTTTTTTTGGAATGAATGAAAGCCCGAACCAATTTCAAGAATTAAAAACTAATTTGCAGCCGAATAAAAACTTTTATGAAGTCGATCGAGAATTACCATTTTAAAAAAAAAATATTATGTACTGGATAGAAGTTAGAAAAGATACAATGCCAAATCATTTTGAAACTGTTTTATGTTGCAATGTAAATGATTTAGATGCTCCTATTTGTTTAGGTGTAAGCGTTAATAATGAAAATGAATTTTATTTATTTGAACTTGGCGAAAAATCGAAACAAGTAACTCATTGGATGCAATTACCCGAAAAACCAATTTATAAATAAAAACAATATGAAAGCAAAACCAAAATTTAACAAACGCGCGCAAATAAAAGCCGCATTAGATTTTACCGCCGAAATTTACGGGAACGACCTTTTAAAAACTAAATTAAAAGATAATCCAGATGCAATTGAAATTCTAAATTCAACTCACGAACAGTACACCCGCTTTGTCGAAAACGGAATTCGGGAAGCCCTGAAAAAAAACGGCTTTGATTTTATCGATCATAACGCAATGATTGAGTTTTTAACAACCCGCTGCGAAATAAGACGGGACGAAACCGTAATTTCAAAACACGGAAACCCGAACCCGTTAAACGTGCTTTATTCGGATTTCAGAACCGCAAACGAAACTTTGATTTGTAGCTGGAACGATTCGCCCGAAACAATTGATAATTTAGGAATGCAGCAAAAACCCGAAGCGTTCGAATTATGAAAGGATACACAAAACAAACTTTAACTTTCACGAAAATCGAACTTATCCAGCAGCTCACAAATTGGAATTGTAACCTAACCGATTTATTCAATGAAGATAAAATAGATATTGGAATTAAAGCCCTTGCATTTAATAAACTCGGAATTGATTTCCTTTTTAACTCAGATCAGGAATTTAAAAAAATATCGGACCGAATACACATTGAAATAAATTACTTTTTTTGCAACGGAAACCCTGATAGCGAATTAATTAACTTCGATTATTGCGAAGTACAAATAGAAGTTTTCCCCGAAGAAAATTATTTAAACCGCGCTGCAATCGAAAATTAAATTATCTTTGTTTCGAGGTTTTGAATGAGCGTGTAAGGGGTTACACTTAGTTTCGAAAAGCCGGGCGTTAATTCGTTCGGCTTTTTTTATTTAACTTTGTTTAAAGAACCAATATTATTTTTTTTCGTTTACAGAGAAAAAGCAATGAGAAAATGGCAAATGAGCAAAATTTAATTCCGTTTAAAAAAGGTCAAAGCGGAAACCCAAAAGGGAAAGAAAAAGGAACTCGAAATCGCGCAACGATTTTTCGTGAATTAATGGAAATTGAAACCATTACTTTTAACCCATTAACGGGAAAAAAAGAGAAAATGCAAGTTCAGGATCAAATGGCTTTAAAGCAAATCGAAAAATCTTTAGAAGGGGACACGCCCGCATTTAAAGAATGCTTTGATTCTTTACACGGAAAGTTAAACGATAAGGTCGAACACACAGGAAAAGACGGGGAACCATTACGCGTTATATTTCAGAATATGAATGAAAGCCCTGAACGTTAATTCGGCGTATATCGATTTATACCGCCAAAAGAAACGATATAAACACCTTTTCGGCGGTCGCGGGGCGGGAAGGTCTTTCGAGGTTGCTCAATACGCTATAACGAAACTTTATTCGCCTGAATACTTTCGCGGCATTTTAGCCCGTCAACATTTCGCGGATATTCGCGGAAGTTCATTCCAACAGATTATCGATATAATCGAAGAAAAAGGATTGCAAAACGATTTTCATATCCTCGAAAATACGATGCAAATAACGCATCTGAAAACAGGAAATCGAATTTTTGCAAAGGGATTCCGGGCGGCATCGGGTAACTCAACCGCTAAAATGAAATCGATTACGGAAGCGACTTTTGTTTGGATCGAAGAAGCGGACGAAGTGAATAAAGACGATTTCGATAAGTTGGATAAATCTTTACGTTCGGTAAAAGGCGCGGAACTCGAAATAGTTTTCACCTATAACACCGATAACGAAGATTGTTTTTTAAAATCCGAATTTCACGATAAGGTTAGACCCGAAGACACGCTATTAATTCACGCCACGTATAAAGACAATTATAAAAATTTGCACCCCGATTACATTCGAGTTTTGGAGCGAATGATAAAAGACGATCCCGAAGCGGCGCGGTCCGATGTTTTCGGATTTTGGGGCGGCGGTAAACGGGGCAAGGTTTACGAAAATTGGCAATCGGTCGACGTTATGCCCGATAATTTTAAAATGGAATGTTACGGGCTGGATTTCGGTTTTACGAACGACCCGAGCGCGCTTGTTCACATTCGACTTTCAGAGGGTGCAATTTACATTCAGGAGCTTATTTACGATTACGGATTAACGAACCCCGAAATTTGTAAACGAATGAGCGAAGCGGGTATAAAAAGAAACGATACTATTTTTGCAGATTCCGCCGAACCGAAATCAATAAAAGAAATATTAACCAGCGGTTTTAATATTCAAAGCACGGTAAAAGGTCCCGATAGTATTATTCAGGGAATTCAAAAAATAAAACAATACCCCGTTTTTTTAGTTCGCAGCCCGAATATTCAAAAGGAAATAAAAAACTACATTTGGCAAATAGATAAACAAGGCAAAACAATCAATAAACCCGTTGACCGTTTCAATCACGCTTTAGATGCGATTCGTTACGGGGTTGTTGGTTTAGTGGGAAGGAAAACAAAAGAATCAATTATAACAACACCCGGAAAACGATAAACAAAACTTTATGAATTTACCTTTTGAAATTAACGGCAAAACGATTTTAATAGCGGGAAGCTGGGAAGATTTAACCGTAGGGCAAACAATCGATTTGCTGCAATGGGCGAACGGGGACGAAAAAGATTTAGTAACCCTTGCATCCATTGTTTCGACTTTAGATAAATCGGAACTTTTAGATTATCCATACGAGGTAATAACTAAAATAGCCGCTCCCGCTTATAACTTCATTTTGCAAACGAAATTAGATAAGGACGAATGGGAATGCCCAAAAGAATTTAAGTGCGGGGAAAACGTTTATAAAACGTCAATCGACCCCGGTTTAATGAATTACGGGTGTATGGAGATATTCGAAAAAACAATTTCAAACGAATCCACTAACTTTTGCGAAAAAATACCTTTAATGCTTGCAAGTATGA